TAAAGCGGTTTAAATGGTTGGGTGGTACCTGACTATGTGTTTACATAGAAAATTGATTGTAGGAGGTTTAAATGGCTGGTAGACCAAAACAGAAAGCAGACTTAGCTTTGCTTGATACCGTACCAAAGGAACAGATCGCTGCTCTTTTTGAGTCAGGAAAGAGTGCTTCTCGCATCTGTATGCAGCTTGGAGTGAGTCGTCGTGCGCTTGATGCTTGGCTTGACGCTCCCGAACAGGAGGGCTTCCTCTCGCGTACGCGCGCGAGGGCAGCCGATAACCTTGTAACCGAAACGATTGAAATCGCTGACGAAACTGAAATAGAAGAGGTTAATAAAGCGCGTCTGCGCGTCCAAACGAGGCAATGGGTGGCTGAACGCTGGAATCCAGCAGCGTACGCGCAGAACAAGATGCCTAGCGTTACGGTCAATCTGGCGAACTTGCGGCTTGATGCGCTGCGACATAGCGAGTACATCGAGGCTGAGTTACCCACAGACAAACTGACGTAAGTTGTTCAAGTTATACACAGGTCACACGATTTGTTGCAGCAAAGCAACGAAACGTATGTATGACCTGTGCATAACACCGAAATAACTTTACATAATGGACATTGTATAAAGTCGTTGAGCGCAAAAGTATTCGTTTTGCTACGTAATGCAGGAATCGTGCCAGACAAATGCGCCTGAAGCCCCCCGTGGGGGGTGGTGGCGGCGGGGCGGCGCTACAGATGCAACCCCACACGCATCCAAAAAAAAATTTTAATAAGCACACCCCCACCCCCCTGCTATTAAAGAAACCGTCCAAAAAATTTAAAAAATAAAATTTCACCAATCCACTAAAATCAATCTTTGATGATTAAGTAATGCGTTTTTGTTCCGCTGAAAGGTTTTTATGGGACTTCTAGACATCGAGATGAGCGACAAGCCTGAGATGGCTGACATCAATGGATTGACGGTTGCAAAAAATTCCAAGATGCGTGATACCTTGGTGAGAACTCAGATGCTTGGTCCTGATAAGACAAGCGGAACAAACAATGTTTACTGGAACGCCATCGCTAAAGAATGGAAAGTTCCACCAGCTCAAGCTCGCCGTCAGCTATGCGCCAATTGCGAATACTTTGACAACACGCCTGAGATGCTGGCTGAGATGGAATCAATCCCGCAAGATCGTTTTGACGCTGATGGCGGAGGTCGAGGCTATTGCCACAAGTTTGAGTTCATCTGTCATAACCTGCGCACTTGTAAGGCATGGGAACGCAAAGATTATGTAATGGCTGATTAAATTCTTTTACGTTGATGGCACAATGCCAACATGACGAAAGAATCAACACCAAAAGAGCCGAAGAAGAAACTGCATCCAGACACAAAGGAGCTGCTGGACAACGCTGCTAAGAAGCAACAAGAGAAGGTTGCCAACAATCCTTTCGTGGCCTTCACCGCGCGCTACCGCAACAACCCCGTCCTGTTCGTGAAGGAAGTCCTGAACACCACACCAGACGAGTGGCAAGAGACGATGCTGAACCACATCGCCAAGGGTGAGCGAAGAATCAGCGTCAGGTCAGGCCACGGAGTCGGCAAGTCCACAGGTGCATCTTGGGCAATCATCTGGTATCTACTCCTCAGATACCCCGTCAAGGTAGTGGTGACAGCCCCCACGTCCAGCCAGTTGTATGACGCCCTCTTTGCGGAATTGAAGCGTTGGGTCAAGGAGTTACCGCCGACTTTGCGTGACATGCTTGAAGTCAAGCAAGACCGCATCGAAGTCAAGGAAGCCGCTACCGAAGCCTTCGTGTCCGCAAGGACGAGTCGGGCAGAGCAGCCCGAAGCCCTGCAAGGTGTCCACAGCGACAACGTGATGCTGATTGCTGACGAGGCATCGGGTATTCCCGAACAGGTGTTTGAGGCTGCTGCTGGTTCGATGTCAGGCCACAGCGCCGTGACCCTACTGCTCGGCAACCCCGTCCGAAGCTCAGGATTTTTCTACGACACCCACAACCGTCTCGCCAATGACTGGGTGACGATGAAGGTGTCCTGCGTTGACTCGCCTCGCGTCTCTGATGCTTACGTTGAGGAGATGAAGGCTCGTTACGGTGAGGAATCCAACGCTTATCGGATTCGCGTCCTTGGTGAATTCCCTCGTTCGGACGATGACACCATCATTCCAATGGAGCTGCTGGAACTTGCCAAGCATCGGGATGTTGCGACCAGCCAACACGCGAAACTGATCTGGGGCTTGGACGTTGCTCGTTTTGGTGGTGATCGCTCCACACTCGCCAAGCGTCAGGGTAATGCCCTGATTGAACCGATCAAGGTCTGGAAGAACTTAGACCTGATGCAACTGACGGGTGCGGTGGTCGCTGAGTGGGAGGCGCTGCCATCCAGCCAGCGTCCACACGAAATTATGGTGGACTCAATTGGTTTGGGTGCAGGTGTTGTTGACCGTCTGCGTGAGTTGGGTTTGCCTGTTCGCGGCATCAACGTGAGCGAGAGTCCCGCGATGGGACAGACTTATCGCAATCTACGCGCCGAGCTTTGGTACAAGTGCAAGCAGTGGTTTGAGGCGCGTGACTGTCGGATTCCTTTGGACGAGGAGCTGGTTGCTGAACTGGCAACAGTGCGTTACTTCTTTACGTCCAACGGCAAGATACAGATTGAGAGCAAGGATGACATCCGCAAGCGCGGCTTGAAGTCACCAGACAAGGCTGATTCGTTTGTCTTGACGTTTGCCTCAGACGCTGCCATCGGAATGTTTGGCGCCAACACTGCGCAGCAATGGTCTAAACCGTTGAAACGTAATGTGTCGCGGGTTGCATAATCGGGTTATTCCATTAACTTTGAAGGGGTGGGCTATGAAAATGACGAAGGCTCAAAAGAAGATTGGCTCTGTGATGAAAGAGTACAAGTCAGGAACATTGCACTCTGGCGCAGGTGGCAAGGTCGTGAAGAATCCTAAACAGGCAATTGCCATCGCAATGTCAGAAGCCAAGATGCCCATGCGCGGTCAGCGCACTGCAAAGAACAAAGCGAAAAAGTGATCCCAATCTGCATCGCAACAGTACACGGCAAGGGGTTGCCTGTACTGCTTGAGTCCATCAAGCAATACGCGCCAGAGGCGTATGTTTATCTTCGTGGTCCTGAGTCCGTGATTGGTAAGTCAGAGCATTTGGCTAATGCGCGCATCATTGTTGGCGAGGCGCGTAACTTCGGCGAAGATTACAACGAAGTCATTGACGATGCACTGAAGTACCACACGGCTTGCATTGTCTGCAATGACGATGTTGTCCTGACCCCCACCAGCTACAGCAAGTTGCTAGACGATGTGGACACAATTCGCTCACTTGAACCGTCCGTTGGTTGGGTTGCTGCGCGTAGCGACTCAGTGCGCACTGTGCAAAACATTCGGTTTAACCGAGAAAGCGACCCGATCTACATGAATCGGTTTGCGTCCGAGGACTACATCTTCCCGACTGACGTTGTTGCACCAATCTTTGCTTACGTCTCGCGTGACGCATGGAATCACGGCAGGTTTGGGCCAATCAACTGGTACTCAGATGATGCGTCCTGCTTGGATATGTCTGCCAAGGGCTACACGCACTACGTCTCTACTTCTTACGTCCACCACGTTGGGAGCCAGACAGTTGGCACTGATGTAGAAAAACTCAACGCGCAAGCCCGTCCGTGGCTTGAAGAAAACCGTCCCCAGTATGTCGAACAGTTCTTTGGTTCTTAATCTTGGTTCAGGTAAAGATTGGCGTGAGGACTGCATCAACGCAGACATCCAGCGCAGAGTGAAATCTGATTGGTGTTTGGATATTCAGGACGTTCATTGGGGCGAGTTGCTCGTTACTCGCAAGGGCGACTACCGCGTCAAGCCTGAGATGTTTGATGTGATCTTGGCGAATGATGTGCTTGAGCATTTGCCTGACTTGACCAAGGCCATGACCAACTGCAAGGAATTGCTCAAGGTTGGTGGCGAGATGCGGATTCATGTGCCTTACGACTTGTCGTATGGTGCTTGGCAAGACCCCACCCATGTCCGAGCGTTCAACGAAAAGTCGTGGTTGTACTACACGGATTGGCATTGGTATCTCGGTTGGGAAGATCGGTTCCACTTGACGCATTTGGAATTCACGCTCTCTGAGGTCGGGGAAAGTCTAAAATTACCGCAAGATGAGATTTTGAGGACTCCACGGGCTGTGGACTCCATGTACGTCATATTGCAAAAGGGCAAGAAATGAAAGTTCCATACGAGTTTGAGTCCGAGACTACAAGTGCCTTACTCAACAAGGCCAAAGAGCAAATCGAAGACTTGATGGAGTCAAAAGACCCTGAAGAAGTCAAAGAGGAAGAAGAAGAACACCAGCAGATGGATGACGAGACTCTTGAGGCCATGATTGGTCAAGAGATCGTTGACGCTGTTTCTTACATTGATTCTGACC